AAAGTGATTGCAGATCAATTTCAATCTTTTTACGAAGATAAAGTAAAAGATAAATTGGTTCAAGCAAAAGAACAATACGATCTTATGCGAGATAAAGCAAAAGATATGATGAACAAAGTTGTAAGATTTCATCAACCTCAATATGACGTTGATACAATCAGATCAATGATTAAAAAATACAATAGAGCAGGTGGCGAATTGTATGAAGATCATTGTTTCTATGTTCAAAGTCCAATTCAAAAAGTTGATGATGAGGGTAGAGAATATACTGACAATCAAGAAATCAATGTTAGATTTGATATGGGTAAAAAGTTTGCAAGAGCATATTATCGTGATGAATTAAAATCAAAGGGTTTAAATCCAGATTTTCATTTATCAATCAATGATGACTACTCAAAAAGAAATCCAAAATATTATAATGATGAGAGTGCAGTAAATAAATATTTGGGTTTTAGTAATTCATCTAACGAAGATCAATCTATACAAAAGCCTGTCCACAAGTGGGAAAATGATTTCAAACTTTGGACTATTGGTTCTAGTTATTGTCATTCAAGACAATTCAAAGTTGATGAAAATGCTTTGGCTTTTTTCAAGATGTACAATCAAAGTGCTGACAATGTAATCAAAGAACATGAGAGCATGTATAATTATGTTGAGGGCAAAATGCAAAAAGTAAGACTAGGTTTAAAATCTTATAGACATTTTGACCAAGCAAAAGCACTTGCAGATAAAGTTGGAGTTGTTTTAAATGAAACAATGTTAAACGAAAGTTCTAGTTTGGCTTTATCAATTTATAGTCCAGATAACTTAGCAAGTTTATTGGAAGATAAAGAGGTCTTAACTAGAGATCAAAAGATCGCTATTGCAAGACAACAAATGGCACAAAATAGTTTAAATTAACTATTGACAATGTAAGGGATATCCTATAATATCCCTTACATAACAGAAAGAGAGAAATAAATATGACTAAAGAAAATAAACCATTTAAGATCACTTACTGGGCAAGTAAGCATAAGAAACACATAA